CGTTAACTGAGAAAGAAACTCAAACTGCTAGTAACGCAATTGGTTTTGAGGCAGCCAGTCGGCGAGGAAGAGCTAGGAGGCTTTCAGGACCTAATCAACCAAATCCTAACTCTACAGCTAATATTGCCGAAGGAACAACAATTACTCCAGATTATGGCGCTATGAAGGGTGTAGATAGCAGTGCCGATCGTAGACTTGGCAAATTGGTATTTAAAGACGGCAAATGGCAATCACCAAACATAACAGCTATGCAAGAGATGGTTGATTCGATGCCGATGTATGGCAACGCCGCCATGGCCAGAGAATACACGCAGGCGCAAATTTTTAGCGACCAAGCTCTTTTAGAAAGCCTAGATACGTCTCGTTTAAACACACTAGGGCAGAAACAAGGCGGTATAGATAAATCACATCTTGTTCAGGTGTATGGCACATCATCTACTGAAGATGTGAATGCCAAATATGGTGCTAAATTTCAAACAATGGTTGACACGTTAATCGGTTTTGGGTTAAATGTTACAAAACTAAAGGCACAAACAGCATCAAAAGCACAGTTAGCAATTGAAACAGAGAAATATGGATCACAATGGTATAGTGGGATATCTTCCGAACAACGTAGAATATTTGAAGAAGGATTAACACAGAAAGGATTTCTTCGAAAACCAGCTGAAGGGTTGGTAGACATGCTTGTAAACGGAAGAATTACAGCATTAGCGCCAATAGGTCCTCATAAAGATCCTAACAAATTTAGAACAGGAACACTACAAGAAACAGGTAGGCTGTTTAATGATTTTGGACGAAAAAGACAAATAGAATTAACAGGAGATAAAGCAATTTTAACAAAACCGCAATTTGATACAATCAAAGAAGGTGCCGCTCAGATTCCTATGAAAGATCTTGTAAATTCTGTAAATAGTAGTGTTCAGGAAATGATACGCTTGACAAAAGCTGAAATTGCTTATAACAGATCAATGTTAAGCGTTGCGTAATTGGAGAAGACTTTGAGTTGGAAAAAATATTTTACACCAGTACCCACAGCAGGCGGTACAACGAATTACAGTCCATTAGGTAACGGTAGTCAACCGGGTCCAGCCCGTTCGAACTATTCTAGTTTTTTACCTGATGTTTATGCTGGCACACCAAATCGTGTTGAGCGTTATATGCAGTATAATACTATGGATATGGATAGTGAGGTAAATGCTGCACTAGATATTCTAGCAGAATTTTGCTCACAACAAAATAAAGAAAATAATACAACGTTTCAAATTTACTTCAAGAATGATCCAACTCAAACTGAAGTAAAATTGTTAAAGGAAGGCTTACAGAAATGGTTTAGATCAAACCAATTCGATACTCGCATGTTTAGAGTAGTGAGAAATTGCTTTAAGTATGGAGATGAGTTTTTCCTTAGAGATCCTGAGACTGGAAAACTATTTCATATTGATCCATCAAAGGTTACAAAGATTATTGTTAATGAATCTGAAGGTAAAAAGCCTGAACAGTATATTATCAAAGATTTAAATTTCAATTTTACAAATCTTGTAGCAACTTCAATTCACCCTGACAATCATAATACACCTGCTGGAACAGGCGCTTATGTAAGTGGCGGTGCTCTTGGAAGAGGTATGGTAGGAGCTTCTCCCCAGTCTACAGGATCTCGCTTTTCAACAGAACAAAATGAAACAGCAGTAGATGCTGAACATGTTGTTCACCTAAGTTTATCAGAAGGGTTAGATAACAATTATCCTTTTGGTAACTCATTACTTGAAAGTGTTTTCAAAGTTTATAAACAAAAAGAATTACTTGAAGATGCTATTATTATCTATCGTGTTCAAAGAGCACCAGAGCGTAGAGTGTTTTATGTTGACGTGGGTAACATGCCAGCACACATGGCTATGAGCTTTGTTGAGCGTGTTAAAAATGAAATTAATCAAAGACGTATTCCTAGTAATACAGGCGGTGGAGCAAATGTTATTGATGCTAGTTACAATCCGCTTAGTATTTCAGAAGACTACTTCTTTCCACAAACAGCAGAAGGAAGAGGTTCAAAAGTTGATACACTACCAGGCGGTACTAACCTAGGTGAAATTGACGACTTAAGATACTTTACAAATAAACTATTCCGTGCTTTGAGAATTCCTAGCAGTTACTTGCCAACTATGCCAGACGACAGTCCAGCACAGTTTAACGACGGCAAAGTCGGAACTGCTTACATACAAGAATTGCGTTTTAATGAATATTGTAAACGATTACAAAAACTTATTATTACAGAACTTGACCACGAATTTAAACGTTGGTTAATTAAACAAGGCGTTAATATTGATAACAGTTTGTTTGAAATTACATTTAACGCACCACAAAACTTTGCTTCGTATAGACAAGCAGAGCTTGATAACAATAGAGTACAAACATTTGCCGCCCTACAAGAAGTTCCGTATATGAGTAAACGATTTGCTCTGAAACGTTTCTTAGGTCTTTCACAAGAAGAAGTTACTGAAAACGAAATTATGTGGAAAGAAGAAAATGGTACTAAAATTGCGCAAGAAGCGGAAGCATCAGCACAGATGAGAAGTGTTGGTGTAAGTCCTAATGATATGTCAGCTGAAGCCGGAGCACAAGATGCCGAAGCAACAGATGATATGGCAGCCGCAGCCGCAGGAGATACACCTGATGCGACAGCACCTGAAACAGGCGCTACAGACACAGGAGTATAAATAGTATTATGAAACTGATGGAATTCTTTTATTTTGATGATAAGAAAATGGATTACGCTAACGACGAGCGTTATTCAAATGAACGTGATATTAATGTTGTTGAAAAAAGCGACAGCAGAAAAGTACGTTTGACTCTTCGTCAAATCAATCAACTTCGTAAAAACAGCGAAGCACATGAGTTTGAAAAAGCGGCTGAACTAGAATTTATACAGGGTATGTATGGACAACCAACCGCAGAAGAACTTGCCGCACAACAATCTTAACGTAGCATTTGTATTAGGTAACGGAACAAGTCGCAAGAAAATTGATCTACGACAGTTACAGAAGCATGGTAAAATCTATGCTTGTAATGCTGTTTATAGAGAATTTACCCCTGACTATTTGATTGCTGTTGATGCTAAAATGGTAAAAGAAATAGTCAATAAAGGGTGGCATCTACGTAATCAAGTATGGACTAATCCTAATAAAGATGTGCGTACAATACCAAATTTACATTTTTTTAATCCACATAAAGGGTGGTCAAGTGGACCTACAGCATTATGGCTTGCTAGTCAGCATGGGTATGATGCTATCTATATTATAGGTTTTGATTACGAAGGGTTGAACGGAAAGGTAAATAACGTTTACGCAGATACACCGAATTACAAACGTAGTTCGGACCAGGCAACATATTTCGGCAACTGGGCTAACCAAACCGAGAAGATACTAAGGGAATTTACAAGGCAACGGTATTATAGAGTATGTGATAAAGATGTCTTTGTACCAGATAATGTACAAAGGGTTACAAACAACTTTAGTCACGTATATTTTGAAGATTTTGAACAAGAATTCCCTGGTACGGTATTTAAATAGTCAGAATTGTTCAAAAAAGCACCATTTAATGGGTAATATACTGTTATTATGTAAATACTTATTGACAGCTTACCAATTTCAGGAGGATTATTATGTCAGAACAAAATTCAAAGATTGCTGAAATGCTAGATCATCTTGTCAACGATGACACAGCGAAAGCAGAAGAACTATTCCACGAGTATGTGGTAGAAAAATCAAGAGATATTTATGAAGGTCTTATTGAAGACGAAGTTGAAGAAGCAACTGAGGATGATGATGAGGCTGTAGAAGAAGCATCTGAAGACGAAGACGAAGCAGTTGACGAAGCATCAGACAACGATGACGACGATGCTGTTGAAGAGTCAGCAGACGCAGACGACGAAGAAGTCGAAGAAGGCTTTGACGAAGTTGAGCTAGAAGGCGACGACGAAGAAGGCGACGCAACAGATATGTTTGCTAAAGACGCTGAAGATGGCGAAGAAGGCGAAGAAGACGACATGGAAGGTGGTGATGAGCCAGCAACTAAAGATGACGTTATGGACCTTAAATCTGCTATCGACGAATTAGAAGATGCATTTAAAGCATACGCAGAAGGTGAAGACGAAGGCGATATGGAACCAGAAATGGATGACATGGAAGCAATTCAACAGCCAGAGTTTGAATCAGAAGAAGGTGCTGAAGATTTAGAAACAGTACGTGAATATGCTAACGATGTTAAAGACGGTCACGGTGCTGAGAAAAAAGGTAAAGCAGAAACTGCTGATAACAAAGCATCACCAGTAGCAAAACCAAACAATATGGGCGGCACAACTGCTAACATGACAAAAGGCGGCGAAGGCGGCGGATCAGAAACTGGTCTAACTGGCAAGCCAAAAGACATGAATACAAAGAACATCAATAAAGTTGGTGGATCAAACGACGGTGAACGCATGAGCACAAACGGAGCAGGTCACGGCGCAGAGAAAAAAGGCGCAGGTGAAGGTTCCGCAGACGCAACAAGCATCATCGGCAGTAAGTAATCGGAGCCCAGTAGGTGAAAAATACTTTAACAGAACATCTTAGTTTTGACCAAGCTCAGTTACAACTCGAAAGGGCCGAAGAGGGAGATGATAAGTCTTTGTACCTAAATGGCATTTGTATCCAAGGTGATATTCGTAATGCTAATCAAAGATTTTATCCTACTTCTGAAATTGCTCGGGCTGTCAAAACCCTTAACGATCAAATTGAGGGCGGTTATTCAGTGTTAGGTGAAGTTGATCATCCTGCTGATTTACGCATTAATTTGGACCGTGTTAGTCACATGATTACTAAAATGTGGATGGATGGTCCAAACGGCTACGGAAAAATGAAGGTTCTACCTACGCCCATGGGACAATTAGTACAAACCATGTTGCAAAGTGGAGTCAAACTAGGCGTTTCCAGCAGGGGCTCCGGTAACGTTTCCGAAGACGGTAATGGTAAAGTATCAGATTTTGAAATTATTACAGTAGATGTTGTTGCGCAACCAAGCGCACCAGGCGCATATCCAACACCAGTATATGAACATCTAATGAATACATTAGGCGGTGAAAAGGCATTTAAAATAGCAAAAGAAGTTCAAGGCGACCCAAAGGCACAGAAGTATATCGCAGAAAGCCTGGTGAATATCATCAGGAAACTGAAATGATCTGTAGGAGAATCACATGATTGATATTGTTAAACAACTGTTCGAAAACGATGTGATTTCCGAGGAAATGAAATCGGAAATTGAATCTGCTTGGTCAAGTAAGATTCAAGAAAACCGTGACCAAGTCACCGCAGAACTTCGTGAAGAGTTTGCTCACAAATATGAGCATGATAAGTCTACAATGGTTGAAGCTGTTGATAAAATGGTAAGTGAAAGACTACAATCTGAACTAGCTGAACTAGCTGAAGATCGTAATCAACTTATCGAAGCTAAAGCCAAGTATGCGAAAAAGATGGAAAAAGATACTAAGAAAATGGAAGGATTCGTCCTACAAAAATTAGCATCTGAACTATCAGAGTTACACGAAGATCGTAAAAGCGTAGCGGCAAATTTTGCTAAGTTAGAGAGTTTCATTGTAGACGCTCTTTCTAAAGAAATTGCAGAATTCCACTCAGACAAGAAAGACTTAGCGGAAGCAAAGGTTAAACTTGTACGTGAAAGCAAAGCAAAGTTTGAAAAAGTCAAGTCAGATTTTATTGCCAAATCTGCTAAACTAGTTGAAGGCGTAGTTAAGTCTAAACTAGATAGTGAAATTGGACAACTAAAAGAAGACATTGAATCTGCTCGCAGAAATGACTTCGGTCGCAGGATTTTTGAATCCTTCGCAAGCGAATATGCTTCAAGTCATTTAAATGAAAAATCGGAAACTGCTAAACTAATGAAAGTTGTTGAGCAGGCTAAAGATGAGTTGGCTGAAGCACAAAAAGAAATTGCTAAGAAGCAAGAAATTGTAGAAAGCAAGGAACGTGAAGTCCGTATTGCTCAGGATATGGCATCACGTAAGGACATTATGAGCGAACTATTAAATCCGCTTACTGGAGAGAAAAAATCAGTAATGAACGAGTTACTTGAGAGTGTTAAAACTGACAAGTTACACGCGGCATTTGAAAAGTACTTGCCAGCCGTTATGGCAGGCGATGCTCCCAAGGCAAAGGCAAAACTGGTAGAAGGCAAAGAAGTAACAGGCGATAAAGAAACACAGGCACAAACAATCAGCAGTGAGGACAAAACTGCTGCAATATATGACATCCGCAAGCTCGCGGGACTTAAAGTTTAAGGAGATAAAATTATGTCAGAACTACTCGAGTCACGCTGGCAGGAAACCAAAGGCGCTCTATTAGAAGGCCTTGATGGAACTCGCAAATCAGTTATGGACGTAACTCTTGAAAATACTAAAAAGTATCTTTCAGAGTCGGCTACAGCTGGTGCTACTTCTGCCGGTAACGTTGCTACCCTAAATCGTGTGATCCTACCTGTGATCAGACGTGTAATGCCAACAGTCATTGCTAATGAACTAGTTGGTGTACAACCAATGACAGGTCCAGTTGGACAAATCCACACTCTACGTGTTCGCTATGCGAGTACAGATAGCGGTGCTGGTGTAACAGCTGGTGAAGAGGCGTTAAGCCCATTCAAGATTGCGGCTGCCTACTCAGGTAACTCTGCAGATCCAGCTAAAGGTGGCTCAACAGCTTCTTTAGAAGGTGAAGCAGGTAACAAGATGTCAATCCAGATCTTGAAGCAAACTGTCGAAGCAAAAACCAGAAAGCTATCAGCTCGCTGGACTTTTGAAGCGGCTCAGGATGCTCAAGCTCAACAAGGTATTGATATCGAAGCTGAGATTATGGCTGCATTGGCTCAAGAAATTACTGCTGAAATTGATCAGGAAGTAATTAACAGCCTACGTGATCTTGCTGGAACTGGTTCAGAAACATATGACCAGTCTGCGGTATCAGGTACTGCTACATTTGTTGGTGATGAACATGCTGCACTAGCTGTTCTAATTAACAGACAAGCAAACCTAATCGCTCAGCGTACACGTCGTGGCGCAGGTAACTACGCAGTAGTTTCACCGTTCGCGCTAACAATCCTTCAAAGTGCTACAACTTCAGCGTTCGCAAGAACAACTGAAGGTACATTTGAAGCTCCAACTAACACTAAGATGGTTGGTACTTTGAATAACGCTATGAAGGTATATGTAGACAGCTATGCTGCAAATGACGCACCTGTTCTTATTGGTTACAAAGGATCAAGTGAATCAGACGCACCTGCGTTCTACTGCCCATACATTCCATTAATGAGCAGTGGCGTAGTGTTAGACCCAGGCACATTTGAGCCTGTAGTTTCGTTCATGACTAGATATGGATATGTTGAGTTAACAAACACAGCATCATCTCTAGGTAATGCTGCAGACTACTTGGCACGTGTTGAAGTCACAGACACAAGCGTATCATTCAAGTAATATTACTTGGAACACTAAAAGGGCCTCTTACGGGGCCCTTTTTTTATGACTTGACAATCTTATCAAACTAGTATAATATATACAAGTATGTTAGAAGTCAAAACATGGGAAGATTTTCAAAAGCTAAGAGATCAATTTGCTACTTGGCGTAAAAGACATCCTATGTTTTCTCATGATGTTAGAGCTATAGAAAAAAGTATTGAGGTACATATGAAAATTCATATGGACCATATTATCAAATATAAGCAATCAAGAAAAGAGCAACATTTAAAAAATGCTCAACATGAACTAGATCAAATCAATAAAATACTTAATACTGTTAGTAAAGTAGAATTAATGGCAATTCTTTCGCAAGGATAAATACTTGTGTCAGATAGTGTGCCGCAAGGCGGACTTATGCTGTACCCACAGCGTACCGGATAGAACCCGGATAGGACTACTTTTATAGGAGAAAACAAATGGGAAGACCACTAAACAAAAAATTCTTTGGACCACCTACAGCAGGTGGAAATGAAATCAAATGTGATTTTTATGGTACATCAGGCGTACTTGAAGGTTACATTGTAAAGCAATTAGGATCTAAGAAGTTCCGTGTTGCCGCAATCGGTACACCAGCAACAACTTATGATCGTTTCTTAACAACAGGTAAATTAGCATCAGCACTAACAGGTACTGAAATGGCTATTACTATGTTAATGGATGATTCAGAAACTTATCAAGTTTCAAAAATTGCTGGACGCAGAGCGACACTAGTTGCTCCAGATGGCACAGGTTCTAACGCATACGATGGAAAATCAGTTCCATGGAACTTCACAGTATCTACTAGTGATGGCGCGGCACAAGTTGAAGAAGCTGGTGACGACGATACACTTGTTGGTACAGATGACGACGATTTCGCTAATGCGTAATTGATTAATGTGTGGGGGAGAAATCCCCCACATAGTTTAAGGATTTAGAATGGCTGAAATACTACAAACCAGTAACGATTATACTATTAAGACTAGAGATAACGGAGAGATCAAACTCGACGTTGGACCTTCATCTGGTACAGGAGTAGTACGTGTTACTGCTGGGTTAATTGTTGAAGGTCAAACTACTACAGTTAATTCTCAACAACTATCAATTCAAGATAACATGATTACACTTAATACCGGTGAAACTGGAAATGGTGTTAGTCTTACAGTTAGTGGACTTGAAGTTGATAGAGGCTTCGCATCCGGCGTTAGAAATCCATATGCTGTTTTTAGATTTAACGAAACAGATGATAGTTGGGAAATTGTAGAAAGAGATACTTCAGCTAGATTTAATAATAGTGCTCTAAAACTTAAAACTATCTTAACTGATAGCTTTACAGATGGTGGCGATTTAACTTTATTAGGTCAAGGTACTGGGGTTGTAAAAGTAGACGGAACAACTAATTATCATTTAAATGTTTCCGGCGACAACGACATTCCAAACAAAAAATATGTAGACGTTGCTCTTAATAACAGACAACCAAACAATAAAATTCAAAGAGACGACACGTATGTTATTGCTCAAGACGTTGATGGCGGCGCACAAGGTAATGCTATTATGCACCTTGGTACATCAACTATTAATTCTAGAGGAATTGGTTACCAAGTAGGCGACGAATTAGTGATAAACGAAGGTACTAGAATTAGAGATGCTAAGTTTCAGGTTGATACTATTGATCCGCAAGGAAGAATTTTAACAGTAACAATGACTGATCATGGAAGATTTTCAGCATTGCCGGCATCGAGAATTAATGTACAAACTATTACAAACAGTATACAAGGTAGCGGAGCAACATTTGATTTGTTGTATAACGTTGCTGAAATACAGTTATCTAACAGAGGTAACGACTATGATTCTGTTACTGTAAATTTTGTAGATAATGGAGGCCAAATACGTATAGCTACAGCAACAGCGGCGATTGATTTAAATCCATTTTCTGTAACTTATAGACAAATTGATACAATTACAGTTAGTGATGGCGGAAATTATGAAGACATTCCAAGTGTTACATTTTCAGCAGGCCTTAACGCTTCATTACCAGAAAGTCAAGTACAAGTAGTTGTTGAAGGCAATCCGGTTGCTACATTCTATTCAAATAGAACGTTGTTTGGCGATTTAGAAATACTAGGTAATACAATTTCAAACAATACTACAAATGGTAATATTGTATTGAGAACACAAGGAACAGCTTCTGTTGAGATTCCTAGAGCATTACAATATAACTTTACAGGAGAAGTAGTTCCTTATATTTCAGGCGCTAGTTTAATGTATGGTGATATGGATGAGTCTGTATCAGCACAGCCTACGCCAGGCGGAACTGGTCTATTTTATAATAATTCTAAGCAAACGCTGTCTTGGCAAGAATGGGTAACGAACAATCCGGATCAAAACATTACTACTGGAAACCTTGTTCAGTATCCTGCTAAGAATGAATTAATAAGTAAACAGAAAGCACTAGCATTTAGTATGCTGTTTTAGGATAATGAGATGATTGAAAACAAACAACTTACAGTAGATATTGAACCGATTTATACTTCACCAGGAACACCAGGTGATGTAAATGTTCAAAGTGCTATTACAACATTAATTTTTTGTAATACCACAGACCCAGATGATTCCACTATAGCACCTACATCAGGAGCATATGGCGGAGATACAAATATTGATGTTTATCTAGTCAAAGCAGGAGCAACACCTGATCCGACAGTAAACGCAATTATTAAAAACATGAGAGTACCGGCAGGCGAAACAGTATTCTTTGATACAGAACGAATTGTATTAGGCGCTGGAGAAAGCATCCAAGCAAGATCTTCAGAAAATAATAAAGTAATCGCAACAGTTAGTATTTTACCGGTGTAGAGAATGAAATATTTAAAAACGCAAAACTTGTCTAAATTTAATATCCAAGATGATACTCTTAAAGTTTCTCATCCTTTTGGACAAGTGACTATTAATTCTAGAGATAGTATTCTTTTACCTAAAGGAGAAATTGACTTTAGAACTTATTATCCATTTGAAGGTATGGTGCGTTATACTACATCTGATACATCACAACATGAAATTTCAGACATTGCTAAACATTATCCTAACAGTGCTATTGGACTTGAAATTTATCATGAAGGTCGTTGGGTTCCAATTAGATCGTCAGAACCAGCAAGAATAATTAAACAGAACTTGGGTGTTGGTAACTATGATGTTGTTACACAACCAGTAGAAGAATTAAGTCAATATTTTCCAACATATGATGCTAATAGAAATCACACAGGTTTAACTTATGTTCCTGGATTAGCACACGGAAAAGATCCACAAGATTATATCGATAACTTTATTGTTATTGTTGAGAACGTTATTCAAATTAGTGGCGTAAACTATGAACTTTATCAGTCACAAGGCGAAATAGTTGGATTTGCTATTACAAGTGCAGGTTCAAGCGATCATACAACTATGTCAATTAGTATTAGTACTTCAGACTCAACAGGTGCTGGCGGCTCATTTACAGCCAACCTTGATGGATCCCCGGGCGCATTAGACAGTGTAACTGTCGTTGATGGCGGCAGTGGATTTAATGATGCTTCTTTAATTTCTGTAACAGCAACAGGTGATGGAACAACTGACCCTACACTAGAAGCGTATGTTCTACAACCAGGATGGCATTTAAAACTATTAAGTGCTGTGCCTGATACAAAGCCAGTTTACACATATTTCGGCTACGATCAATAATCTACCCTTCCTTACAATAAATACAATGTAAGGAGCATTTCATGTCTACATTAGGGCGAATTTCAGGATCAATGCTAAAAGCAAACCTCGAGAGACTCGGGGTCGACTTAGCAGTTGAGAATGATTTATTATATCTAGATGTTGTTAACGGCAAAGTCGGTATCAACACGGATATTGCTCCTAGAGAACTCACAGTCGATGGTACATCAGTAACTACAAACTTAATTGTTGACTCAGGATTACTTCAAGTTGCTGATACAACAATTAACGGCGAAACAGGTGTTATTTCATCTGTCGGCTCTATTCCTATTACAATAGATTCCCATTCAGGAAACTTAATTTTTACAGAAGTTTCCATCAATGACTTAAACTTTAATAACAGTACCATACAAACAACAGTAACAAATTCTAATTTAGAAATTAGAACAAATGGTACTGGTCGGATCGAGTTTGGTACAGATGACAGTTCATTTACAGATGTACGAATAACAGAAAACTTACATGCTTCTGGAGATGTTACCCTTGATGGTGATATAACTTTCGGAGACAGTAGTGCTGAAGATAGATTATCAGTGTACGGTAAAATTTCATCGGACATACTTCCATCTGTAACTGATTTGTACAATATTGGTTCCCCTACAGAAAAATGGAAAGAAGTACATTCGAGAACTATTAATGGTGAGTATCTTGTAACTACAAACTTTGGTGTTCCGGGCATTACTACTATTAGTGCTAGGCCAGGTAATACTTGGTATGTTAGTTCTGTTGAGGGCGATGACACAAATGTTGGTGATCATCAAATGGGCCCATTTAAAACAATTAAACACGCTTTAAGTCAAGCATCATCTGGAGATACTGTCTATCTTTACGCAGGTAACTATGAAGAATTTTTTCCACTAACAGTTCCAAAAGGAGTTACTGTTCAAGGAGAATCAATAAGAGGAGTTAAAGTTTATCCTCACACAAGTAATAATGATAAAGACGCATTCTTATTAAACGGCGAAACTACTGTTGAAAATTTGACAGTATCAGACTTTTATTATAACAGTACCAATGATACTGGATATGCTTTTAGATTTGCCAACAACTTTCAAGTTGATACTAGAAGTCCTTATGTTAGAAATATTTCAGTGCTTACAAAATCAGATAGCAGTTTTGAAAGTGCTGGTAGAGGAGCTCTTGTTGACGGAAGTGTAGCAACACAATACAGCAAAGAAGCAAGCATGTTATTTCATAGTGTAACATTTATTACACCAGGTAGCATTGCTCTTTATATGAAAAACGGTGTTAGAGTAGAATGGCTCAATAGTTTTACATACTTTGCCAGCAGGGGCTTGTATGCTCAAAACGGCCCGTTTGGTAGATTAACACCAGATGGAAGCACAATAAAATATGGTGCTGAATTGCGTTCAATTGGATCAGCAAACGTTTACGGAAATGTAGGAGCAGAAGCTGACGGTAATGAATGTTTAATGTACTTGATACAACATAATTTTGCTTACATAGGTGCTGGAACAGATGTAGAAAATGATCCTAATTTAGTTACACAAAATACTGAAACTATTGAAGTAAACAGTGGTAAAATTTATTATCAAAGTGTTGATCAGGATGGCGACTTTAGAGTTGGTGAAGCATTTACAGTTGATCAAAGTAGTGGATTTATTACAGCAAACGGCCTCGGCGGAAATGTAGGTGGTATAACAACTGTAAGTTTCAGTGACGGGATTAATAATACTGAAATTGATGCTTCACAGGTCAGCACAGGAAATATACAATTAACACAGAACAATATCAATACCGTAGGCGGTGACTTAAATGTAACGCCATCAAGCGGACAAACAACATTAGATAGTGATGTTGATATTGAAAAAAGTCTTACAGTTGACGGCGACATGGTTGTTAACGGAGCAGTTTCTTTTGGTGATAGCAGTCAGCAAGGAGGAGGATCACAGATTAGTTTTGATGCTCCGATCAGCATCGATCTCGAACCAACATTTGATAAATCATACAATCTTGGTAATGAGACTGATAGTTGGAAAGATATCTATACTGCGCGATACGCCGGCGAGAATATCGAAGTATTTCAAAATAGAATTACAACCACTATATCTAGCAGTAACTTAGAACTAGAAGCCGCAGGAACAGGCATTGTACAATTTTTAAGTCCTGTTGAAGTAGCAAACAATTTAACTTTTGGAAATATAAATTTTCAAGATATTGATATAACCGGCACACTAACACATACTGGAAATACAAATCTAGTAGGAAATAAAACAGTAAGTGGAAACTATACACTTTCAGGATTTTTATCGCTAAACGATGATCTAGTACCGTTTGACGATATTAAGATAGCCGGAAATAAAATTACTACTACAAAGTCTAACAGCAGTTTAGAACTAATAGCAAACGGTACTGGAAAACTTTATGTTGAAAATAATAATGTACAATTGGGTCAAGATCTAACTGTTGGAGAAATTACCACAACGTCAGACATTATATCAAATAGTGTTACGTCAGAAGAATTTTACACAGAAGGCCTTTATATACATCAGAATAATATTTTTGCTACAAGTAATAGTGATATAGAATTAAGAACAAACTCAACAACAGATATACTGCCTTTATCTATAACTTCTACAGCAACTATATCAAGATT